AGATTTCTCTACCTTGGAATATTCATCTTTTAGCAAATTCATATGTATTTTTGGATACATGTGTTTTTGGTATTGAGATATCTACTCCAAGTTTATTCATTATCTTAATATATCTTCTTGCTACTTTATCATGATTTATCACGATATCGTCACCAAGAATGATATATTTTGTAAATTCATTGAACCCCTCTAAATGAGCGGCTCAATGGACTACAAGATGATGAGTAAGTGTAAAGGCGGCTCATGAAGAATATGCCCCCATTGGTTGACCTACTGAATATTTTAGTAAGTTACCTTCTGGAGATTCATATTCTCTACCTATGAGCAATTCCTTTCAATTTTCAGCAAAATTATCATCAAATATTTTTGATAATAATTTCTTCTGAAGAGTGATTGGGAATCGATCAGTGGCGGAACTAAGATCTAATGATCAAAAGTTATTACCATAAGTCTTTCCTCAATCATGAAAGGGATCCTGAGTAAAAGTTCTATCACATGGGAAATTACTTAATAAATTAAGTAAAATCTTATGTATAGGTTTGAGAATTCATTGACTATAGTAATCTACCATAGCAATAACTCTCATCTTTAATTCAGGGTCTTTCACTATTGAAAGCTTTCCTGGGGCTTTAGGAGTTTTAATGTATTTAAATGACCTATTGTCTTCTAAAACATGTTGTATAACATCTTTTAAAAGATAATCCTTAGATGGTAGAAACTTTAATAAGGTTTCTATTATCTTAGGTGTCATTTGAACCATATAAAACAAACCATAAAGTCCAGACAAAGTTGCATTACCAAATGGTGATGATTTGTTACTAATATAGTGACAATCATTATCATAATCTGGTAATTTTGACTTAAGCTTAAAATCAAGAATAAACTTGTCTATATATCAGTTAGGAATTGTATATTCCTTTCCTTTATATGGATCAGTTATTGATTGATAATTAGGCTTAGGTTCATCTTTACTTGTAGCCTTCAATGCTCTAGTATATGATAAAAGAGATAATAATAATCTCTTTCCATCATTACTAGTTGTTAAAGGTTTCAAATAAAGGAACTTTGTAGGAAAGCCCTCGGTTATTGAGACGAGTGAAGAGTTAATATGTAATGGTTTTCCACTCATATATCTTGTAATTGAAAGCTTAACAGCTTTCATATACTTGATTGTGAATGGTAATCCATTATCAATTAACAATTTGTTTACATCATATAAAAATCTTTTAACTAATGATTTATAACCATAAATGTTTATTAATAACCTTGTTGTTAATAACAAGTTATATTTCATTATTAATAATTTTATATGCTGTTTACAGCTTTACTTAATCAATAATCGCGGCTCAAATCACTGTATCACTACAATGGAGCACTCTTGGAGGGGGAATCAGCCTCGTCCGAAAGGAGGAGGATGTCCTGCCCTGAGTCTTTTGACTCTATTGTACGTCTGGCAATT